ATGTTGAAAAAATATGATGGGAAATATCCATGGCGTCAAAAAACTTAATCATTGGTGGTTTCACAAACTACGGAATAAATCAACTAAAACCTTGGGTACTATCAGCAAAAGCAATTGATGGTGACAATGATGTTGTTTTGGTTTATGGTAATACAACACCAGAAACTTTAACTTGGTTAGAAGAACAAGGAGTTATTGTTGTTCCAATGTTGGTTGTGCAAAATGTTCCAATTCATGTATTGCGTTTCTTGTCAATCTATGAATACCTTGAAAATAATTGGTTTGATTATAATTATGTTGTTACCACGGATGTAAAAGATGTATACTTCCAATCAAACCCATTTACAGTTTTAAATGGTCGTAAACTTGTTATTGCTTCCGAATGTCTAAGATATAAAGATGAATCTTGGGGTAATGAAAATTTATTTCAAGCTTATGGTCCATATGTTTATGATAAATTCAAAAATAATGAAATATTCAATGTTGGAACATTCGGTGGTAAATCTGAATATGTAAAAGATATGGTGTTTCATATCTTCACCAACGGAATCAACCGACCAATTCCTATTGTTGACCAAGCTGTGTTCAATGTATTAATCAATACACAACCATTCAAAGACATTGTTCAAAAAACAACTCAATGGGCTGCTGAGTTAGGTACCATTATGGATCCATCCAAGATTGAACGGTTTAGACCTAATCTACTTTCACCTGAACCAGTATTTGAAGATGGTTTGGTAAAAGATTGGACTGGCCAAGTTTTTCCAATTGTACATCAATATGACCGAGTACCAGTTTTGAAGAAATTTGTCCAAGAAAAATATGGACAACAAGATGAAACGCAGTATTTTACTTATAGGACCTAAAAATGAATTTTGAATTAGAATTTATGGAATCTTGCTCAAAGATGACCGATATTAATGAACACCTTCCTGTTCTATCACAACTTACTTCCGAATGTAAACACGTTACTGAATTAGGTGTTGGTTGGGCTCAAAGCACAAGAGCATTTCTCCGTCACGATGTTACATTACATAGTTATGAATATCTTCCACAACCAGGAATTGTAGACTTCTTCATTCAAGCAAGAAATGCTGGTCGTAATGTTGCTTTACATATTGCTGATACACGAAAAGTTGAAATCGAAGAAACCGATTTTCTATTTGTTGATAGTTTACATATCTACGAACAAGTTAAAGAAGAACTCCGACTTCATGCCGATAAAGCAAGAAAATATATTGGTTTCCATGATACTACATCATATGAAATTAATGGTGAGTTTGGTGGTAAAGGAATCTGGCCAGCAATTCAAGAATTCATGGATACTCATCCGGAATGGCAACTATTGGAGAGAAGAATCAACAATAATGGTTTAACAATTCTAAAAAGAATATAATTTATGAGCATCTCATTCTTTCATATCGCTTCAGTTTATCCCAAAGCAACCGAAGTTATCATAGAGAATGTAAGAAATCATCATCCAGACAATTACTATTTTTTAGCGATTGATGGCCACAGAATCGAATATATGAATATTATCAAGAAATTTAATCTTGATTATGTTATATACAAAGAACCTCTTGGTGGCCCCGTTCCACCACATGGTTATGATTTGGATAAAACATTAAGATTCTTGGAAAGATTTCACGAAGCTTGTAAACGATGCAATACATCACATATTATTATGATGGAAGATGATGTATTGATTACTAAACCTATTACAGTTAACGATGAATGGGAACATGCATGTGCTGATACGAGAGTTGGTAACATAATACCTGATGCAGTTCATGATGTAATTGAGAATTGGTGTGGCAAGAGACCTACATTCAAACAATATGGTGCTGGTGGCGGAGCAATTTTTAAAGTATCCACCTTTTTAAATGAGTATGATAACATTATTAAGTTCTTCATTCGTCATTTTACTTCCATTCAGAGTTACTATCCTACCATTGGATATATTGACTGTTTCATGAATGTATGTTATTATATTGCTGGTAAAGATTATACATCGAATCCACATAGAACCGATACCCACAACCATTTTCCAGGATTCGATTATGAAACTTTCATAAGTAATCAACCAAGTGAAATTGAGATTATCAACAATTATAAGAAATACTATTATGAATGAAATTACTATTGTAACGGCCTTCTTTGATATTGGTCGTGGTGATTGGACTCCAGATAAAGGTTTACCTCACTATCTACAACGCACAACACAAACATACATGGATAGATTTGCTATCATGGCAAAGCTTGAAAATCCAATGGTTGTTTACACATCAACAGAATTTGCTGAACAAGTTAGGACTTTAAGAGAAGGTAGACCTACCAATATTCTTACGATTGATTTTAAAGAATCATTCAAAGAACTTAAAGAATCGGTAACAAAAGTTCAAAAGAGTCCAGAATATCAAGCAAAGATAAATCCCACACAAGTACGAAATCCAGAATATTGGAATTGTGATTATGTTGTGGTCAATGCTTTGAAATCATCCTTTGTTACACGAGCAGTAGACAGTCAACTAGTCAAGACTGATTTGGTTGCTTGGTTAGACTTTGGTTATTGCCGTGATGAATCTACACTCAATGGTGTTAAGACCTGGCAATATCCATTCAACAAAGAAAAAATTCATTTGTTTAACATTAAAGATTTTGTACCCAAAACTTTCATTCAAGATATTATTGCAAATAATGATGTACATATTACCGGTCCATGTATTGTTGCAGGTAAAGACTTGTGGCATACACTTGAAGCCTTAGTACATCATAGTACAACGGAATTGATTAAACATAATTTAATTGATGATGACCAAACTTTATTATTAATGTCATACTTGTCTAAGCCTGAATTGTTTGAGTTACACAAAGTATCTGAACAAGATTGGTTTGTTGCCTTTAAGGATTATAATGAAAATTAAAATTGATTGTACCGCCAACCTTGGCGACTTTTGCAATGCCTTACCTGTAATCTCAGGTATTTCGAAATATGTTGGTGAAAAAATTCATCTATTGATTCGTCCAGAGATGCGTAAGTTCAATGGCATCAAAGAGTTTCTAAAATATCAACCAATGATTGAAGAAGTGGATTTCTCCGATGACCTAATAGTATTTGGTGATATTATGACCATCAGTTCATGGACTCGTATGGATCAAGACCATGCAGATCGTCCAATTGAAACTTGTCGTTATGAAAATTGGGTTAATGATAATTATAGAATGTTATTTGAAGTTGATGATGATTTTGAGATTCAAGTTTTTCCAATGTTTATTGATGATTTGACGGATAAAACTATTATTGGAGATAGATGGTCCATTAAACAAGATCCTTCAGTTGACACTAGAAGAAATACTAATGTGATTGAAAACGGTGTTAAACCTGATCCATCTAAGGTATTTTATCTCGATTATTCAAAACCATTAATGTATAATCTCAATATCATCAAAAATAATCCTAATCCGTTTATCACCACATTCACAGGCATTGGTATCATTGCTGACTTAATGAATAAAGAAACTATCGTTGGTTGGGATGAAGATATGCGAGTTTGGGATAATCAGCCAGTTGAATTTGATTTTATACGACACTACTATGGTAATCGTAAATCAAAATTAGTTCATGTGAAAGATATTGTCATATGATTATTAATATTCGTAAAGGTGTCTTTGGTGATTGTATTCGTAATGGTGATTTGATTGCTGTCGCCAATGTGGTTGAACATCTAAGAAAAGTAAACAATAATCCAAACATTAGATTTTGGATTGATCCTTCTGCAACCAGTTCTGAAAGATATGTTCAAGACTTTCATTCATTTTTAATAGGAATGACTGATTATTTCTCGGCCTTCGAAGGCCGAGAAGAATTGCCATGGCAAAAAGTTAATCTTTGGGACTTTAGGGATATTTCTGGTGACTTAGTTAAAATACCAAACAATAGAGAAATGAAGAAGAAGATTGTTATTTTTCCTTTGAATGACGCACCATACAATACATACCGAAATTGGCCAAGTCATGTATTTTCACAGATAATTGACAAATATAGTTCGGATGAATATAATGAGTATGAAAGAATAATTTGCTCAAAACATGGTTTTTCTCCTAATGAAAAGTGGAAAGTAAGTGGTGATATTGTGGAAAACTTAACACACATCATGGAATCTGAAATCTTTATTGGTGGTGACACAGGAACAACACATTTTGCTTTTGCACTTGACAGAGCACCTAAAACTATGTTATACTATAATTCTAGTCGTGCTTTAGTTCATACTTTACCGTTCTATCTCATGGAAGGTAAAGGAAAAATGAGTAATTATTGGTTGGATTTTGAAGGATCCAAGTTTTAAATACAATAATTTGATGACTATGTATCGAACCCAATCTTTCTAGGTTTTGAACCAGAAAGGTTGGATGTTGTATAAATAAGGGATCGGCAACCAAAGTGTGTTGCAAATCAGAAGGAAATTACAATGTTATCATTTAAGTCTTTTTTAACCGAAGCAACGTCTGTTGACGATGAGATGCTTGGTCATCTTACTCATACAAAAGACTTGCCTCACGAAGATCCTAAACATGGCCAGATGGCTTTAGATTTACTTAGACAGTTTCATAAAAAACGTATGGGTAAACCAAGTACCGTTGGCGCATCTCTAAAAACTGATGGTGGTGCCTCTGTTCATGTGATTCATGATGATAAGGGTGTTGGTGTTTCTGATAAACATCGTATTGCTAGAGGAGTTATTGCTAGAACTCCAGAGGAAATTGATAAACATTTTGGCCACCAACCAGAATATGCAACATCATTAAAACATCTACTAAAACATGGCCATGAATTCGTCAATAAAGGCCACCATGTCCAGGGAGATTTACTACATACTCCAGTAGAACCAGGAACAAAATCATGACCACAACAACCACAACACCTAATAGAATTACTTACAAAGCAAAAACTGATGCTCCACTAGGAATTGCTGTACATACAGAAATAACTCATGGTGTAGCACACGGTGTTACTAAAGGTGCTTTGAAACCCAGTAAAAACGTATTTGTTCCACAACATGAATATAAAGCAGAACCTTCTACATATTCAAAAGAAGATAGGGATGCAACGGAACACCATCTTAATGCTGCTGAAGCATTAATGAAAAATCATACTACACATCATTTAACACCAGAACACATTGACACCAAAAAAGGTGGCCATTTTACTACCTATTTAAATAGGACCACTCGCCGTGGTGAAACTGCTTCTGTTGAAGGATATAAAAAACACTTACATGACGAAGGTGAAAAAGCTGCTGGAAAATTAAAAACTGCAGCCGGCCAAGAAAAAACCAAATCAAAATTTAAATCACTATCAGATCATGTTGATAAAAATGCTCATCATTTTCAACGGTCTTTGGATATTCGCCATCACTTAGGTCAAGCCACCGAACATGTATTGAGGGGTGTTAAACATCCGGACATGGAAACAAGTATTGATGGTAAGAAATCTGCTGGTGAAGGTATTGTTCTTCAAAAGAAAGATAAAGAAGGCAAAATGAGACCTACTACTAAATTGGTTCCAGTTAAAGTATCGAATGCAATTTTAAACAATCCGAGGTTTGCAAAATGAGAACATTTAAAAGTTGGTTAAAAGAATCTTACATTGTTCCCATTCAAGAAAATTTTGGTGATGACCATGATTTTTCTAGTTTAAAACCTTTCCATACATATTCAACAAAAGATGGTCATAAAGTTGATGTGCATGTTTTTAATAATCCTAATGGTAAACATGCAGTTTTCTTCAATAAGAATTT